GGACCGGTTATGTTTATTCAGATAAATATATATCCGATAAAAAAGCTTTAGCTGAATTAAAAAAACATTTAAATAAAAAAGGATTAAATTATACTAAATCTACTTTTAATAATATTAAAATGAGAGTAGGGATTCATGAAAGATTGTTTGTAAAAAATGTATGTGCTATTGGATTATCAGCAGGTTTTATTGAACCTTTAGAATCAAATGGTCTTTTAAGTGTACACGAATTTTTACTTAATTTAATTAAAATTTTAAAAAGAGGAAAAATTACTCAATGGAATAGAGATAATTTTAATATTTCTTGTAAAAAATATTTTGATGTATTTACAGAGTTTGTGGCATCTCATTATGCTCTATCACAGAGGACAGATACTCCTTACTGGCAGGATATTAGTAACAAATCTTTTTATGACAACAGATTAGTAGATTCTCAATTAAAATCAACTTTGGATTGTTATATGGACAGATTTAATTTTTTTAAATCTAACGCTGGAATTCATTATATAAGTACAGGTATGAATTATTTAGGAAAAGAACCAGTAGATAAAGAAATGTCGACAGAATTTAAACACATTCTTCAGTTAAGAAAAAATGAGTTAAAAAAATGGAATGATATATGTAAAAATAAAAAGTCCTTGCTAAATTTTTTAAAAGATACTATATATAAATCATGAAAGAAAATAAAGTATACGTAATTCAAGAGTTACCAGGTACAAAAGCAGGTTCTCCTAGAATAAATATTATGAGTGCAAGAAAACACGGTGAGTTTAAATTTTTACTTCCGGAATTTTCGCAAATAATATTTTCACCAGGACCACTTATTTTTAAACTGAGAAACTTACTTAAAGATTACACTCCAGAAGATTATTTATTACTTACAGGAGATCCTGCAATTATAGGTGTTGCGTGTTCTATTGTTTCTGACATGACTAACGGAAAATACAATCTATTAAAATGGGACAAGCAAGATAGGATGTATTATCCAATTTCAATTAACTTACACGAGAAAGGAAAAATACAAGATGAGTAATATAAACTTTGAGGAAGATCAACGAGAAGATCTAGACTCAGTAAATGAAGCTGGCAGCTTGGCTGAACAAGTTGTAAAACTACAAAAGTTAGAAGAAGAACTTTTAGCTAAAGAAGTAGAATACAAAGAAATAAAAAGAAAAGTAGAACTAGTGTCATCAGAGGTAATACCTACGATGATGCAGGAAATGAATATATCTACATTAAAATTAGCAGACGGGACTTCAGTAGAAGTTAAACCTGTCTACGGTGCATCTATACCTGCAGATAAAAAGGAAGATGCATATACATGGCTTCGTGAGAACGGACTGGGTGACCTTATCAAGAATGAGGTAACCGTTGCTTTTGGTCGTTCCGAAGATAACAAGGCACAGCAATATGCTGTCCTTGCGCAAGGTCAGGGGTATGAACCAGTCCAAAAACTAAAGGTTGAACCCATGACACTTAAAGCATTGGTCAGAGAGCGTATCGAAAATGGACTCGATATGCCTTCTGATCTATTTAACCTGTTCACGAGCAACAGAACAAAAATAACAAGGAACAAATAACCATGAATGAAGTAACACAAAAGACGGCCGCAGGTCTTCCAGCAGCAAGTATGTTTGAAGATGATGCATCACAAGGATTAGGTAATATAAGTCAACAAGACTTAGCCTTACCTTTTCTTAAAATCCTAGGACAATTATCACCTGAAGTAAATAAGAGGGATGGTAAACACGTTGAAGGAGCAGAACCTGGAATGATTTTCAATTCAGTTACTGGAGATTTATATGATGGTGTAAAAGGAATAAATGTTATTCCTGCTTTCTATAAGTTAGAGTACGTTGAATGGAAAGATAGAGGAGAAGGACCAGGTGCACCAGTAATGGTACACGATTCTTCGTCTGATATCATGTCACAAACAAAACCAGATGCTAACTATAAAGATAGATTACCTAACGGTAACTATGTTGAAAAGACTGCATCACACTTTGTGATCATTACAGGCGATAGTCCACAAACAGCTTTGATTTCTATGAAGTCTACTCAATTAAAAATTAGTAGAAAATGGAACTCAATGATGTCTGGTATCAAACTAAAAGGTAAAGCTGGTTTATATACACCGGCATCTTTTAGCCACATTTACAAACTAAAGACTACTCAAATGTCTAATGATAAGGGCACTTGGTTTGGTTGGGAAGTTAGTAAAGTAGGTCCAATAACTGAAGCAAGTACGTATCAACAAGCTAAAGCTTTTTCTGAAAGTATCTCTAAAGGTGCTGTGAAGGCAAAGCATGTTGAACCGAAACAAGCGGAAAGTAAAAGCATTATATAATCCCTTAGGGGTATGTGCACAGTGCGGACCGTTTGGGAGACTAACCGGTCCGCATCGACAGGATAACTATGAGCGAAAAGTATATAAAATTTTTTGAGGGGTTTGCTTTGGCCTACGGTGTAGCAGACATGTCTACACTAAAGGTTGATCCAGAAAGCAGAAAGCAGAAACCTATTTACCGATGGAACGATGAACCTCTAACAAAAGAGGTGTATCTCAATCATTTAGAAGGCACACAATCTATCGGTGTTCAGCCATGTAATGAGGAATCAGAAGCAAGGTTTGGTGTTATAGATGTGGACCCAAAGAACTACGATGACTTTGATAAAAAGTTTTTTATAGACATAATACAAAATTACAAACTACCATTAATACCTATATTATCTAAAAGCGGTGGGCTTCATCTATATTTATTTATGGATAGTTTTGTACCAGCAGCATTAATTAAATCTTTCTTAAGCAATCTATTACCATTATTTAAATTAAAACCAGACTGTGAGATATTTCCTAAACAAACACAGCTAACAAAAGACAGTGAAACAGGACAATTAAACAAAGGTAATTTTATTAACTTACCTTACTTTAAAAAGTCTGAGAGGTTAGCAATAAACCTAGATGGTAAACCTTTTAGTTTTGATCAATTTATATCAGTAGTAGAAAGTAATACAGTTAATGCAGAAGATTTAAAAAACATAACACAAAGCATAGAAGACAAAGATTTAGAAGGTGTTGATGAAGAGTTTGACGATGGTCCACCATGTCTAGCACATCTTAGCAAGATAATGAGAAATCCAGGGTTTGATGGCAAGGACAGATTTATGTATAATTATCATGTGTTTGTAAAAATGAAGTATCCAGATAGCTGGCAACAGAAAGTCATGAATGCACCAGTCAAGTATTTTGAAACAGCACATGCAAATGCGTGGGATAAACAATCTCTTAACGCTAAAGTTAGATCATGGTCTAAACAATTTAAAGGTTATACTTGTACACAAAGTCCTATCAGTGATTATTGTAAGAAAGGAATTTGTGTAAAAAAGAAACATGGAATCTTAGCAGGATCTAAAGGATCTTATCCAGTATTAACTAATTTAAAAAAAATAGATCTTGATCCAGAACCAGAATATGAATTTGATGTAACTAAACCAGATGGTATTGGCACAGCTACGGTACACTGTAAGACAGTAGAACATGTTAATGATCAACGTAAACGTAGGAATGCAATTGCTAAAGCTGCAGGGTTTCCACCACCAATTATAAAAGCAGACGAAGATCAAATGGTATTAGAAGTATTATATGGCACACAAACTATTACACATCCACCAGTAGGTACATCACCTAAAGAAAAATTACATGACGTAATACATGCAAAAATTAATGGACCTAAGGCTATGAATGATGCAGCATTTAAATCTGGTACAGTATTAATAGAAGAAGGCATGGCTTACTTTAAATTTGAAAAGTTCTATGACAAATTAAGATCTAAGAATTGGAAACATACAGAAGATAAGACAGGTGTCATGATGAAAGTAAATTATAAAAAATGTAATATAGAATTTTTAGAACAGAAAAGATTTCCTACAAAAGAAAAAGGTAAATACAATACACCTACAAAGAATGTAGTGGCAATCAGTGTAGAAGAGTTTGAAGACATACAGATTAACCACACAAAAATAAAACATAACACGGAGATTATGTAATGATTAGAAAAATATACGGGCCTCCGGGAACAGGGAAAACAACTAGACTAATTAACTATGTAAAAACATTAGTTAAGTTTGGTACACCAATAGATAAGATTGGTTACTTTGCATTTACAAAGAAAGCTGCAGAGGAAGCCATAGATAGGACTTTAGATTTATACCCAAAGTATAATAGAAAAGATTTAAAATATTTTAGAACACTACACTCACTGGCTTTTACAGAACTAGGTATGAAGAAAAGTAATGTAATGCAAGACGAACACTACGAAGACATAGGCCGTAAGTTAGGTATAGAGGTTACAGTTTATTCTAATGGAGAAGAGAAGACAGGATTTGTAGATTCAGATAGTGAATATTTTAATATAATAAATGCAGCAAGGATCAAAGAAATTACAATAGAAGAAGAATATAATACTGATATGTATTCACAAGACATAGACAAACACATGTTACAAATTTTAAAAGACGAAGTAGACAATTATAAGGCAGCATATAACTTGGTAGATTTTACAGACATGATCGAAAGATTTAATGTGTCAGAATTGTGTCCGAAATATGACGTAGTATTCATTGATGAAGCACAGGATTTGTCGCCAATACAATGGAAAATGTATGATATACTTAAGAAAAACTCTAAACATGTTATCCTAGCTGGTGATGATGATCAAGCAATTTATGGATGGGCGGGTGCAGATGTTGCAAGGTTTCAAAACGAGCCGGCAAAAGACATTATTTTGCCACAATCATACAGAATTCCAAAAGCTGTACAAAATATAGCTGGTTGTATTTTAAATAGAATACCAGATCACAGAAGAATTAAAAAAGAATGGTCACCAAGACCAGAAGAAGGTTACGTAGAATATGTAACATCAATAGAAGACTTGCCATTAATTTATGGTGATTGGTTGATACTTGCACGAACTAATGACAAACTTAAAAGAATGTCACAAGACTTAAAAGATATGGGTTTATATTTTGAAATAAAAGGTAGAAAAAGTTACAGGACTAGACTGTACAAATCAATAATGGATTACACACGCTGGACCAATGGTGATAAATTATCTTTGTCTGAGATAAAAGATTTATTTGAATTTTTAGAAGAAGAAATACCAGAGGATGAAAGAATGTATGACTTGTATGAATGGGGTTATTTTAAGACTCAAAGGTGGTTTGAAGTATTTAAAGCTGATCCAGAAGAATGTTTATACATTAGAGAAATGATGCGTAATGAAGAAAGATTATCTGAAAAACCAAGAATAAAACTATCAACCATACACGCAGCCAAAGGTGGTGAAGCTACAAATGTTTTAATTATTTTAGATAATACTAAAAAGATAAGAGAAGCTACAGACAACAGTCTAGACAAGCAAGACGAAGAGCATAGAGTTTGGTATGTTGGAGTAACAAGAGCCAAACAAAATTTATATATAATGACAGCAAAAAGGGAGGACAGAGGTTATGACATCTAAAGTTTGGGACAAGCAAATTGCAGGATCACATTATCAAAAATATAAAATACAACCAAGTAAGTTTGTAGTAGAGAACGAATTGCTATATCCTGAGGGTTGTGCTATAAAGTACATAGTGAGACATCGCGATAAAGGAAAAAAACAAGACTTAGAAAAAGCAATACATTTTATAGAAATGATAATTGAAAGGGACTATGGAACCAAATAATCATATACCATTTTACATGGGGCTATTTACTTGCCTATTGATTTTTTGCTACCTAACATTATGAATCAGTTTTTAAAAGTAAGGTTAAGACTAGCAGCAGCTCTTGAAAAAATAGATAAAATTTATAGAGAGAACCAAGTTATGAAAAGAAGATTACTTAAATACGAAAAACCAGGAATGCTTTATCACAACAACAAAAAAGGTTTAAATGAAAATACCGGTATTTAGTGCACAAACAGAGTGGGTTATACCTACAGAATTTCCAGATTTAAGACAGGTTGACGAAATTGCAATTGACTTAGAAACACGTGACCCAGATTTAATTAAAAAAGGATCAGGTGCAATCATTGGTAATGGAGAAGTTATAGGAATAGCTGTAGCAACTACACATTACAAGGGGTACTTTCCAATCAATCACCACGGTGGTGGTAACATGGACCGTAAAAAAGTATTAGAATGGTTTCAAGATCTTTTAAATGCACCATCAACTAAAATATTTCACAATGCAATGTACGATGTATGTTGGATCAGGGCACTGGGACTAAATATTAATGGCAGGATTGTAGATACAATGATAGCCGCAGCTGTGACTGATGAGAATAGATTTAGATATGATCTCAATAGTTTATCATGGAAGTATAATGGTTATGGTAAGAGCGAAGCTGGCCTAAGTG